AGTTGGGGTTGGTTGAACAGAACATGCGGTATAAGTTCCACCAGAAATAAATCCACCTGAAATATATTGTCGTGTATAGTCATTTGGTTGTATCTCACTTGAATACCAACCAGTAGGAATAACTTGTGTTAATCCACTATCTAAAAAGAATTGGTCCGTTGTATTTATACATGGCCAACAGGTTAATCCCCCACTCGTACATGGGTCACACTGATTTGGTGCAACATCCACATATATGTTGAAGTACGGTCCAATTTGACATGCTTCAATATCTGTTGAACCTGATGATACTAATAGGGATATTACCGCCATTTATTTACCTGATTGAATTTGTTTTATTTTTTTCTCTTGTTCCTTATTAGAGTCCACAAGAAAAGAAAGATGATTGAGACAAGCCACAAGGGAAAGGTTAGTAATACTATCAATTTTCCAAACCTTGTTTTCTGCGAGGAAACTAATTGCCGCATACCATCCCCAAAACTTGCCGAAGCTATTCTCAACCTCATCATCCAACACAGCACCTGACTCTTCGAATAGAGCTGGGTAAGTTCGTGCAACCCCTTTCCCAAACTCAACAAAAAAAAAACCGCTCCCTCAATGTATTTCACTGGTAAGGTCTTGAATTCTTCTATTCTTTTTTTGATGTCTGAATCACCGTATTGGACTCCTTCTTCACAATATAAATAGGCAGCCAACTCATTTAAGTTTGCTATCTTGTAGGCTTCGTCTTTCTTCATGAATGTATCAATATCCACAAACTGACCAAATGATATTTTGTGAACATCCAATAGGTTATATGTTATACCGTTATGTTCAATGGTCTTATATAGTTTCTTAGATTCTTGATTTAGGTATCTCCATAATTTATCACCAGCTATTCTCATTTCAAGTGCATCTGCACTCATGATTTGTTTGTGTGATAATCCTGTTACCTCTGAAATCATTTTGACATACATTTCTTCCTCATCCAATATGTCTTTGTATATCATTACATTTTTCCAAACCTCAATGGTTGGTTCTTTAACCTCGTACTTCTTTCCTTCGTATTCGATGTGGGTTGTTTCCATATATCTATAAATATCTTTTATTAGTTGTTCTCATCTTACATAACATAGACACCTGAGTATCTCATCTGTTTCATCTGTAAGACATATCTGATGGCATCAAGGATGTGGTTATTCTTATCCTCAGGTTCATCAAGATTATTTCCATTCTTGTCTGATTTCCATACATAAGAATTGAGTTCGTTTATTAGGTTCTTTGAATCACTATGAACAAAAAAGTTAGACCTTTTAATTTGGTCAATTCCTGACAGGATGGTATCCTTCTTTACTGGTTTCGCATTTATCCCCGCTCTTACCATTTCTTGTATTGCTTGGGGTGCCGCAGAATCCACAATAAAGTCGTCTGTGTAATTTAGATTGAGGTCCTTAATCTTGTATATGAAATCTGATATGGTTGTATTCCTCAGGTATAATAATTCCTCACAATAGATTGAATCCCCATCCTTATAGATTCTAACCAGTGTGTTTGGGTCATTATAGCCGACATCAATTCCATAACCCAATAACTTTGCGGATTGGGGTAATTCAGAATAGTATTGTTGATGATTAAATACAACCCTTGTTGGAATACCTTTTTGACCTTCACCAAATACTCTCCATAAGTTTTGGTCTCTTGTTTTAAGTTTCTCAATTTCATCTATTAGTGATTGTTCCAAGAATGGATTGTCCTTGTAAGTAACAATTGTGTAGAACACATCTGATTGTCCTTCTAAATCGTATATCCATGACTTCCATAACGAGGGGTTGAGGTCCAATACAATCCTACCTGATGTTCTCAGGACCAATTGAATATACTCGTCCTGTGTTACCTCTGTTGCCTCATTGACAAATAGATAATCTCTTTTTCTACCTCTAAGTTTTGTTTCATCATCCACAGAAAACCACTCAATAATATTTGAACCAAGTTCATAATAACCATCAACTGAATGCCATTTGTTTGAATCGTATACCCCAAACTTAATTAGGATTTCTTTCAGGTCTCTTAATACTGAACCTTTGAGTGCTGGCAATGTCTTTCTAACAACAGACAATACTTTGTTGTCTTCTTGTAGAAGTTTATATACCCAATAGATTAGAATGTTGTATGTCTTGGATGCTCTCGATGAACCTTGAAATACACATATCCTTTTCTCAGTTGTTATTAGGTCTTCAAATACTTTGGTCGTTTGTATTTTCAACTTATTATTTTACTTGGATTTGGACCTGTTCTGTCTGTCCTGATTTAGCTTTCTTCCACTCCTCATGTTTCTCATATGCGAGATTGACTTGTTTTTGCCACAGACCTTTCATCTCTTCGTTTCTCTGTTTAACTCTTTTGTTGTGGGCTTTACGACCCCCTCTTACTTTACTTCTTGGCATATTATCTTCCTTGTCCTTTATATGGTTTAGGTTTTTGGTCTTTTGGACCATAACTTTTTCTTGCTTTACCCTGTCTCTTTTTGTTAAGGGAAATCTTGGTACTATTTGTTGTCTTCGCCATCTATTGCCTTTTTAACAATCTCGATTTCAATTTTCTTTGAATCCAATTTATCACCTTGTGTCGTTATGTCAACTTTCTGTTCTGCATGATTCCATTCATCCTTGAATTTGTTTCTCATAACCAGTGCGTATAAGTTTGAGTTCATCTGTTTTGATGTCCCCGCTCCGAACGCTTGTCTTGGTAATCTTGCCCACCAAACATGAGATAATTGTCTCATCATAGAAATGGTTTCTAAAAATTCTGGTTCTCTTTCCAATAATCTTGAAAATGTTTCATTGGAAATATTTAGGTATACCTTGGCATCAATATCCAATTGACCTTCTCTTCCCATGTTCAACAATTCTTCTTTCCATCCCTCAGGAAACTCATCCAATGTCAATCTTGGTCTGCCTACTGGATTACCTGTTGGTTTTCTAACTCTCTTAGCCATTTTGTAATCTTTTATCTAATTTATCCAAATGATTATTCACATCTTTCATACATACGATGTCACAATAACCTGGTATGTTTGGTCCACCTGTTCTCAATAACAGAGAATAAACAAAGATTCTTTCCTGTTCTTTCTTATCTCTTGCATTGACATAATCCTTGGCTCTTATTAATTCCTCTCTGGTGTAGTTTATCTCCTCACTGTTGACCTGAATTACTTGAAGTGGTCTTATACCCTTCGGAACTATTTTCTCTTGTGTATTGGTCTGTTTGCAATTGCAACCCATCTTACTTTAATATTTTGTTTCTTTCTTTTATGAGAATCTTTCTGATTTTATTGATGTCTCTTGAAACTGAATTGATGGGGATTGTAGTTCTCTTTGATAGTTTGGTTATTGAACATCCTTCTTCGATGTATAACTCCATTAATCGTTTGTAATACCAATCCAATTTATTCAATTCCCCTTTAACCCATTCCATTGAAATCAGGGGCTCTCTATCTTCTAAATATTCAATATCCACATTTTCAATTTCTGTGAACTTGAACTTCTTATATTGATGATAATAAGGGGAACTGTTGGAGTTGTAATTATTTCTTACAATACGAGCAAAGAAAAACAACTTCTCTCCATCAGGAATGGTTGATACCTTCTTGTTGGAAAGAAATTGTTCTACTGATAATTGCAATAAATCATCACTGTCTGCCCCTCGAGTGATTCTATTACAAATCTTTTTTAACTCATCAATATTTTGAGTAACCCAATCGTTTAACAAAATGATGAAAGTAAGTAATTTATCCTGGTACATTCCCTTTAAGAATCTTCCTCTGATAGTATTTATGATTCTCGTCGTAATGATTTAATAGGCTTACCAAATGATTTTGTTTGGATAGTTTGATTACTTTATCTCTAACTGTTATTGGAGAGATTCCCAATGCGATTCCAATCTGAGTGTTAGTCAAAATTGAATAGTTCTTACCATTACTTTCAATGTCCTTGATGATGTAATCGTAAACTCTTTTTTCGTGTTGATACTTAATTTGCATATTGTTTATTTTTTATTTAATAAATATAGTGATATAGTGGGTAATGTCAACTATAGGTTAAAATAATTTCATTTAGTATTCGTTGGTATAAATCTGCTAATTCAAATTCATCTGTAAGTGATAGTTCTCCAATTCTATCTTGAAGTAGGTATTCATACATTCCAATAGTTTCAGGATGCCTTCTTAATTCAAGAAATATCATACTAACAACATACTTTGCCAGATAATCTCTTTCTTCAACAGTTAATGTAAAATACTTATTGAGTTCAATGTCATATCTATCCCCAAGTATTCCAACAATATCTAAATTCATTCTTGTCATTGAAATAAATATTAATCCTTTGGAAACCCTTGTATATCCTTGTCTTCGTTGAATTCCTTTATTTTCTTTTCAATTACTACTTGTTGTATTTCAGCATGTAATTGTTGAAGCCATAGAATATGTAATTCCAATCTTTCAAGTGATGATAAGTGGCTTTCATTTCCTTTTTGCCATTCTTCAATTTTCATAAATTATTTATTTAATATTAAATTTATCTAGTAATGCATCTAGTTCTAGTTCTAGATTGCTATTATCTTTATCTTTATCTTTATCTTTATCTTTATCTTTCTCTTTAAGGTTTTCTGGGTTCGGTTGGGTTTCAGAAAAACCATTTGGGTTTTGTGGGTTATTTTGGGTTTTTGGTCTACCACCTAATTCTCCATTTTTACGGTTTGTTTCTACTTTTTTGTTATAGTTTTTAGATTGAATTTCAAAATCACGACTTATTGCCATGAAAATACCCAAAACAAGCGAGTCGGTTATTGTGGGTTTATTACCTTTCTTCAACTCCCCAATCGCTTTAATTAGGATACCAGCCTGTTCATCAGTCAAACTTTTCATCAATTCAAAGTGACTGTCATAAATTATTACATTTTTCATATTGTCTATTTTATTATAAGTATAGTAGGTTTGGTGAAAGTTGTCAACTAGTCAAGTTTTTTTTGTAAATCAGCCTATTTATTTTATATGGAAACAAAAGTATGTAAATCATGTCTTATTGAAATGACCTTGAACAAATTTCATAAATGTCAGAATTGTAATCAAGGTACGGTCAACATCTGTAAAATGTGTAAATCAAAAGGTTTGAAAATACCTAAGGATTATGTAAAACCAGAATTCAACAGAAAGTGGTCAAATAACGACAAAATGGACTTCCGCCTTAATGGAGTATCAAAAGAAGATTTTCGTGTCATGTACGAGTTCCTAAGGGGTTCTGGATACAATGTGGATGGTGATGTTCATCAACAATTTTTGGATAAATGGAATCCTGTGTCTAAAAGACCTATGAAGTATAAGGAAAGAAATTACAAGAGTTTGAATCAATTCTCATCTGATGGTAAAAAGAATCCAATGTATCAACCAACAGCATTTATAAAAAAACCCCCAACCAATTAAGGTCAGGGGTTCAATATATAAAACACTGAAAATGTC